GGCATGACGATCGGCAGCGGAATTGCTGAGGAGATACGCGGATCCTCAAACGTGAACAAAACATCGGCAATGGAAAACGCAGAAACATCAGCCGTAGGGCGCGCCCTGGCATCGCTTGGTTTGCATGGCGGGCAGTACGCTAGTGCGTTCGAGCTAGAAGTGGCGGCGAATAATAAAGAAGCTATCGCACAGCAAAAGGTGCCAGTTTCACCTCAGCCACAGCCTAACTTGACACCCCCTAACCCTGTTGACGAATTGCGCGCAGCGGATGAAGAATTTACCAGGCAAAGAATTACAGAGATCCAGGGCATCAATACTCTGGATGAGCTGAAGCAATGGGATGATTATTTTAGCGATCAGCTCGATCGTCTGAACCTGAGTTGTCCTGACCTATATAAACAAATCGAACTAGAAGCTAACAAAAGAAAGGCGTTTCTATGAGACCACAACTAGGAAATAACAATTTGCAGATCCAGGGATTTATGAACAATGGGCAAGCTGTTGATATGGCAGCTGCCGCCTGGATAAACGAGCCAAAAGAAATGAAGGGTGATCCAGCTGCCCAGGCTGCGATCCAACAGATCCACGATATTATGTTGCAGCACCGCCTGACCGTAAACATTTCTATCCAGGCAAAGCAGGGCGAGGAGCGCGGATCCTGGCCTAAGATCGGATCCTGGAACCTGTTTCCAAACCGCAAGCCAGAGGATCAGCCTCAGCAACCACCGCAACAAAACTATCAACAGCCGCCTCAACAGCAACAGTGGCAGCAACAACCAGCTCCACAACAACAGCCTCAACAGGCTTGGCAGCAACCACAACAACAACCAGCGCCGTGGCAAAGAGGATAGGTATGGTTAATCTGACGGAGAGTTTCACAAAACTTTATGGACGGCGCCCGACAGAGGAAGAAATCGCTACAATGTGGCAAATGAAACGAGAGCAAGAGGGTTTTCGCAAACAGCAAATAAAGGAGAAAACAAAAGAGCCTAAACCTAAAAGGCTGCGAGAACCCAAGCTGCCTACAAAAGTGTATGTTTCAAGGGAGAAGTTTCCATATCGAGCATCAAGAGATGCAAAATGCATTAACAGATTGATGATTATGGGACTGCAAATTAAAGAGATCTCTTATGCTTTAGGGCATTCAGAAAACTTTGTTATGGCGCAGATTGAAAAGTGGCAGCTGCCTAGACCGAATGATGACAAATAGATAATCGTGTGGGTGGCGTTATATATGGTCGGACTATAACTTGGGCTTGGGAATGCCACCACCCACCAAAACAATCTAACAAACTGAGAGGCAGAGGCAATGGCAACTTATTATATCTTTACAATTATTTACATGCTGAACGGCTATCAAATGGAAAGCCATATCCTGGTGAACAGCGCAGACAAATGTTACGAGCTGGTGCGCGCAGCTGAGGAAATATCTAACGTGTTACCAGCTGATATTTTGTGCAAGGATACAGGCACATTGTCTGCATCGCTCAAGCCAAAGCTACGGCCTGAGTGATTACTTTCCGTAGCCTTTGTCCATCATGGATTTTTTTTTAGGCTTTGTTTTTTTACCAGGCATTTCTGCTTTCCTCATTGTTCCGTAAACGTAAGCATCCTTACGCTCACCTGTTAAACCCATCTTTCTTGCCCTGGCCTCTAAGGCTCGATGCATTTCTTTAGGCATATTTGTCCTTCATTAATAATGCTTCAACAAAGATCGACAGCTCATTTGTACCAGAAGATGACTTTGCCTCAAACTGAAAGTCAGATTTCGGCGCAATACGGAATGGTATCTGGCGATCAAACGTCTGCATGTTTAGCTGAAATGTCGCCTCTGCCACACGCAGAACGCGACCAGTGCTGCTATCTATTCGGTTTCTATAAGTGATATACTTGTTAGAGTTTACCGTTCCAGACGTGAGGGATATGCGAAAGATGTATAAAGAATGATTGGCTGGAACAGTGTAGATGCAAGCTTGCGTTGTTCCCAAAGTCGCTTCAATGTTTGCGTATACCGTGCCACCTTCGCTAACTGTGATGTCGCCAACATTTGATCCAGATAAAATTGTCGCGCTATTAATCCGATAGAAAGAGTTTGTGGTTGTAACTGGCGTTGTTCCATTTAACTGCACAATCTCTGCAATCGTTTCATAGTCTGCATTAAGACCAGAAATAACGATTGTCATTGTGTCGGATGCGCTAGTTGACACGCAGCTCATTTGAACGGCTGCACTAGGGTGAACGTACTGCCCCCCATCATTCCAAATAGTTTGAAAAGCTGTGCCAACAGTTCGACTAAACCCAAAGATATTAACAGGCACAACCTCTGGCATGCGCTCTGATGCAATCTCTAACAGCGCATGTGGACTGTCTACATCTTCGTGAAAGTATCCCATCAGGCTGTCTTCTTCTTGTTCATCATTGAGATCCGTTTCGCTTTTTTCTTTGCATCAGCTTTCGATGAAGCGCCCCAGGCTTGCAATGATTTAAGTAACCTGGTCGGTCTACCCTTCTCATCACGCTCTGGCCCCTTCATGTTTCCCATGCGCGCCAGGAAAGATGCACGGCGTGGGTTGTTGCCCTTTTTCACTGGTGCTTTGAGGTTAGATCCAGGGTTCTCGCGCTCGTAAGATTTGCGGCCCTTTTCATTTAGACCACCGCTTGGGTTCTTACCTTCTTTGCGCTGCCATGCTGCCGACCTTGCCATGATTAACCCATCATCGATTTGCGCTTAGGTTTCTTCGCAGTCTTTGCGCTGTCGGCAAAGTCCTTGGCGCTCGGCGCCCCAGCTTCACCAGGCTTTCTCATCTTCTCGCCAGATCCAGCTGCGATCCGTTTACGTTTAGCGTGAATATTTGCGTACAATCCAGGTTTCTTAGCCATCGATCAAACTCCTTTTTGGAAATGTGGCATGTCTGTGAAAACTCTACGGCCCTGGTCAGTGCGTACTTTCACCATGTCGTCATAAGCTTCTAGCGCCGTACCCTTCCATTCCAGGATGTTATCGATGTGCCAGGCGCCGCCCCACTTCAGCTGTTCAACTCCAATCTCTTTTGCAGATTTAATTATTGTGTCGGCAAGATCATCATACAATGCAATCTCCCAACTTGCACGCGCACCAACATACGCAACAACGTCAAAAGCATTGCCCTCGATGTGCTTGGATTTCATTGTGTGCGATACTTTCTTTTTGACCAGCTCACGCTGATCCTCGATTGTGCGCAGCCCACCCATCCAGGGGATCCCAAAATCGATAGGCGTAATTGTTATTGCGCGCTTGACGATTGCAACCAGCTCCTCGTCTACACCTTCCAGGCGTCCCAGGCTCGTCTTGCTTAGTTTAAAGTCGCTCATTTTTTCACTCCAAAGAATTTAGATACAGCCCTTATTCCTAGCGATGATGCTACCACGGCTCCCAACGAAACCTGATACCAATCGGGCATGTTGGCGAGTGCAGCAAAGCCATCGTCTACTATCTTACGACCCCAATCACCACAGAATGCCAGGATCATGGGTATAGAAAACAGTAGCGTGATCCACTCGTCGCGCCACGAATTTTGCGTAGCGCGTATTGCTTCAAGATCCCAATCAATCTCGCCTGTTAGCTGTTTCTTTTTAATCTCAGCCTCAGTCAACTTAACCGCTGTCTTGCTTTCGAGATACGCGGTAGCCAGGCCACCCACGCTCGATAATATCTGACCAATCATTTCTTAGCTCCCATGCTAGAGAAGCCGAAGTATGCAGCTGTCACGCCAGACACCGCGACAACATATACAGCTGCGATGTCTGCCAGGAGATCCGCAGCCTGGGACAATCCCAGGTATGATGCAATGAGAATAAGGAAAGGATAACCAAGCATTCCAGATAACGCGAACCAGGTCATTTTAAGTTGCGCGTCCCGCTTGTGATCTTCATCCTCCATCTTACGGCGACGATCTTCGAGCATGATCTCACGCTCATCAGGGTCTATCGTGCCGTTCTGATTTAGATCGTAGTTATCCTTGTTCATTGTACAACCTTTCGGCTATGCGTTTGTGCGTGGTGATTATAACAACTTTTCCGTTTTTGTATACTGCCCACACGCCATCCTTAATTTCCACTAACTTCAAGACAGACCACCGTTTGGCTGTTGTGAACTACCAAACCCTCTCTTGCCTTTCTGCGCTCTTGTTCGCATTCCTCATAGGTCGCATGGGTTGGCCCTATCTGGTAATACTTTAACTCGGCTGATGGAATATATTGTATGAAAACTAAAACGTATATCATCACCAGCGACCCCGCGCTTTGCCGACGATATATATAGCAACCACCAGGATAATCCCGCCAACAGCAAACGCGACAAGGCCCACTGCCCAGTTTATACATGCATCGATAAACTCTTGCTTGCGATAGGCTTCTTCTTTGCGGCGTCTACGTTGTTCGGCCTCGATCCGTAAGATCTCATCCCAGGCACTTGGCCCATATACAAAGCTGATGTGGCTACGGATCTCCTCGCGCATCTGTTCCATCTTGCGCTTTTGGTTCCATATCAGGATCGCTTCTTCTTCGTCAGATCCTTTAAATGTTTTTTGCCACCAGGGCGGATTTTTCTGCCGCTCCTCTAATCTGTTAAAATCGGAGAAGGCTTGCCCCCAGGTAGCAATAGTACTGCCCATTTCCTGGATGTCTTTTCCTGTAGAGATAGCGGCCTTTAGCGTTTTGTATGCGCCTGTGGCTAATGCTACGCAGCTAACAGGATCCATTGGTCTAGCCCATCTTCATAAGCACCGCGACTAGCAAGCCAATGATAGAACCAGTAGCAGCAATCATAATGCTTTCCATGCGCTTAACGCGATTGAACAAATCCTTGAACTGGATTTTCATTTCGGTCTTGATCTCGACCACCTCCTTTTCCAGTCCGTCTATGCGCTCATGCGCGGATGCAACAGTACGTTTGTCCATCTTCTTCCTCTTACGGTACTACAGGCCAATCGGCATCATCTAAGTTAGGCCACGCATCTAGGTCTGAAAGATCGCGTAGCTCTTGGCGATAGGTTGCCCATGCTGTCTTAACTTCATTGGTCAATGGGCTGTCATTCATCTGCGTCCAATCGCTGTCAGCCAACAGCTTATTGCGTGTGGTGCGATGACCTTCGGCAGTCTTAGCATCTAGCCCTGCCTGATAGGCCGCCTCATGCTCTGCCTTGGTTGTCGTAACGCCGTCCTCTGTGGTGTCTTGGAACATGTCACGGGCGACATAACGCTCAACCCAGTTGCCGTTAGCATCTTGCTCAACACCATCACGCACAGACGTTTGGTATGCTGTGGTGGTAG